AGCCTGTTCAATTCGACTATTTATCTGACCTTGGCTACTATCAATATTAGTTTTAAGGCTAGTAGCTAGTTCTTGTTCTCTTGTTTTAACAGAACCACGAAGATTTTCTACTTCACTGCGAAGTTTTTCAATTTCTTCTTCACGTTCTTTTCGCTGCCTAATAAGCTGTTTGATACGCTTTTCAGCACCTTTTGTCTTAATACCCTCCAACTCTTCTGGTTGTTCTTGGGCTGGTTCCTCCTGTTGAAGTTCCTGTACTTGTTCCTGTACAGTTTCTTTTTCTTTTTCAACCTTTACTTCAGCGGGTTTTTCTACTACTTCTTCTTTTTCTTCTACTTCAAATTCTACTTTTGGTGCAGACTCTGAAGCACCTGAAGTATCAATCTCAGACCATTCTGATAGGTCTACTTCTGTTTCTTCGTTACTCATTACTCTTTTTCCTTTCTATCGCTAGGTGCGAAACTAACGGTTACGGCTAATAATTAGTTATTATATACTAATTAATTTAATTAGACAAATTAAATGTTGGGTCTAGATCAGTAGGCTTGTCTACACGCATAATAATCTGATCGTCAAATAATAACAAAAACTTCACACCTTTGTACTGAAGCTTCTGTCCAATAAGCTTACCATAAGCTACATAATCTCCTTCTTGACACCAAGGTCCAAGAGGAAACTTCTCTTTGTCGTCATATGCTAGATCACCTAAAGCTACTACTTTACCAACAGTAGTCAGATAAGCAATATCGTCTTTAGTTGAGTCAGGGAGAATAATACCACCCTTCGTCTTTTGTTTAATTGACACTGGCTGAACCAGCACATGATAACCCGGCAGTTCCGGTAAGTCTTCTTTCTTTAATTCAATACCTTCATCTGAAACCCAATCAGAGTTAGGAATTGACTTGCCCATTGAAGGCTGTTGCATTTACTACTCCTCTTCGTAGATACGAATTTTAACAATATTTGTTATTTGTTCTTTCGCCAACTCTAGTCCTTCTATACGACCAACGACTTGACGATACTCATCGTAACTTGAAGAGCCTCCATATGCAAGTAAATTTTTTAAATCTTCGACTTGTTTATCAAGTTCTTTTGTTATTTCTTCCCAGAGGGTCATTAACTATTCTTGTTAGCCTCCTTTACAAAGTCTGTTACCATATCAGCAGCTTTAAGCATTTTGCTTGTATCGGTTGTTTCTTGGGTTTTAGCCAAGTCCATAATAGCATCAAGTGCTGCAATAGCTTTCTTAGCATTACGATCCTTCTCTTTCTCTTGAGCATTAGTAGAAGTACGAATACCTTCTTTCATCATGTCAATCTGAAGCTGTGCTTCCTTCAGATCAAGTTCACGGTTCTTCATTGCAGCTTCAACGCTTTCTTTGGCTGTCTGTGCTTGTACCTTGGCCTGTTCAACCTGTAGACGCTGCTGTTCAATCTGAACCATCTGTGCTTCTGGTGTAGCTGCCTGTTGCATCTGAGCCATAGCCTGATTAGCTTGAGCAACCTGTTGGGCTGCTTGAGCCATGACCATCTCCATAACGCGAGGATCATTAGGATCAACCTGACCAGATGCAATAGCTTCTGGACCATACTGTTCAACAATCTGTTCTGCAGTACCTTCAACCTGCTCCTGATATTTCATAATCAAATGTTCTTGCATATTTGCTTCTAGAACTGGAGCAATACGTTTCATTAGAGGATTAGCACCATTCTGTGGGTCTTGCATGTAAGCCATCTTAGCTTGAATATGTGCGTCATGGTTCTGACCCATGAAGGCTTTGATAGGTAGACCTTTAACTGCAGCCATAATATCTGAGATTGGATCAAGCGGTACAGGCTGTGGTTTACGTGGCATGATCTTATCTAAGTCTGGAACATTAGCAGACTGAAGAATAGAACGGTTAAGTTCTTCTAGATCAAACATACCGGGTGGTGACTGTTGTGCAAGCTGCAGAGCCATCTGAGCCATCATCATGCGATGGGCATTAGATGGAATGTTAGGATCAGATACTGGAATAATATCAATCCGTCCATCAAAGTCTGCTTTGTAAATTGTTAGCGTATTTTCTGGAATGTCTACAAGTGATTCGTCTGGTAGATATTCGTAGTTAATACGACCTAGAATTTTAAATTCGTCTTTTTGTGATTTGTGTAGCCGCTTGTGAATAGCAGAGAAGAACTTGCTACTAGCTTCAAGCAAAGCCATTGTTGAACCAACTGGTCCATAGCTTGCTGCATCAGATACAATCTGTTCTGTGCTATCAGCAAACTTTTGTGCGGCGTTGGAGACAAAGCCTAACATTTGGAACAGAGTCTGCGAAGGTTCTTTGTACGGTAGAGGAATGATCATCTTAGATAGATCATTACCAACCGCCTCAACCTCTTTCCATTCACCGGGGGCAATAGGATCATTGTCTCCAACCATCCGCAACCCTTTAGCTTTGAAGCCGCCGGGTAGATTGGCAAACTGTCCAGCATCGACCAAACCACGCATAGCTGCAGTAGCTGTCATTGTCAGGTTGCCAAGGAAGTGAATTAGGCCAAGGCCATAGAAGCCAAAGCCGGGTACAAAACGATAGTGAGTAAAGAAGATTTTCTTTTCTCTACGCTTATCTTTAATATCATAGTTACGACGGATGGATAGAACCTTCCGTGACTTTTCTTCAATAGTAACAATATAAGGAAGGGACAGACCGTCATCCTCACCGTGAAACTGCTTCGGCAAATCAAGATAGCAGTGCTGTTCAAGTAGAACATATTGTGGGTCATGCTGTGAAGAAGGGGAAAGACCCAAGATCGTATCCATCTTCTGTGCCATTGCTGTTTGTTCTGGCATAGAAGCTTCAGGCAGGTCAACGTCGGCATACATACCTGCGGCTATGTCACGTTGCATTTCAACTGGACTACGATAAATCACGTGAGTGTAACGGTCTGCCCGTCGCAGGTCCGTTGCATAATATGAAATATAAAATTGGTCGATAGGTACAAATTCAGATACAGGGCGATTTAGTCCCTGATCAAAGTATGTCTTTTTGAATGCTGATCCAATAAGTGGTAGATGGAAAAGCATACGTTCAAATTCGTCAAAGTATTCTGTAATCTGGTCAGTGACCTGATAGTTCATAAATGCTTTAACACGGTTAGCCTGATCCTGTTTTTCTTCAGTAACGTCACCAACAATTTGTGACTTTACAGGACCAGCCGGTGGAAATAATTCTTGTGTAGCTTTAGATTGAAACTTAACTGCTGATTCAATTAGAATAGGATGCACAGCAGTACAAGCACCTTCAAATGGTTCTGCTGCTTCTTCAAGCTTTAGACCTAGTAGATCAAAGCCACGTTCAAACATAGACTCCCAATCTGAACGTGAGTCTTTATCTGCTTCAAAGTTGTCAATAACTTTAGCAGCTATTTCTTCCAGTTCTTCTTCATCCATATCTTCTGCAAGATTACGATAAAATTCTTCTGGCTCTTCCTTTTTCTGTACCTTTGATCGTTCGTCTTCTGGTGGTTTAAACTCTACGATAATACCACCGTCTTCTGGATCAAGTTCCATAGTAGCTTCGTTACCATCTTCGTCAATGGTTCCAGTTGATTCTATCTCAATGGATAATTCTGCTGTTGGAATCGGATCAAAGGGATTACGTTCAGTTGCCATTTTCTATATTGCCTTTGGTTGATAATTATCGTATGGATTACGTTCTACTACAGAACCGCCTTGGTTAAAGGCAATTTTTTTATCTGATTTAGTCGTAGTCATCATTGTTTTGTCTTTTTTAAAGTCAGATGGTTTGGCTCTTATTGCTCCTCTAGCAAACACAAGAGGACCAACCTGTATAACTTCTTCAGCACTTTTCAAAGGTGATTCTGATAATTTATCATAAAAATAACTTGATCTAAAAGGATTCATGCCAACCTGTATCCATTCACTATTATCTTCAGGATCAATATATTTATTATCTTTTCTATTATTTAAAATTCTTTCTGCTCTTTTAGCCGTTAAAGTATCGTCTATATTTTTCCAATCACCATATATTCTAGCAATTGTTCCTTTATCTGTTCCACCTTTTTCTTTTGTTTTTGCTATATTTAATCCTCCCTTTGCAGAAGATTTAAATTCTACATTATTAAGTGTTGCTGTTTTACCATATCCTACAGCTTTTCCACCAGCTTTTGTTCCATCATGTATAGACACAATCCATTGATCATAATTATCATATGCTGGTATATCTAGACGAGAAGCAACTCTTGTTCCATCTTCTAATTTTTTATTTAAATTTATAATACCTTCTTCAACTTGAGGTTTTTTTAAAGCACCTATTATATTTTCAAAAGAAGGAACCTCAACCATTTTTTCTATTGGTTTAATAGGTAAATCTCTTTTTACGATATTTCTAAATTCTTTAGAAGTAATTTTTCCTTCATCTAATTTTACAGCAGCGTCACTAACAGAATCTTTTTGTTTTTGTCTATTTGCTAATTTATTTTCAGCTTTCCAAACTTCTTGATAATTATCTAAATTATTAAGTAAAGAACGTAAACCTTTTGCTCCTCCTTTACCTAACATGTATCCACCAGCAATACCGGGAGGACCAGCTACAGCACCGCCTATGCCGCCAGCTATTCCAAGTAACTCAGCTAAAACATCTATACCTCCTTCAGTGCCACCTTTTTGCACACCAGTTACAAAACCAGAACCGGGAAGCATTTCAGCAACAACACGGGCAGCACCAACAGGATCAGAAACAGCACCCGGCTTTAAACCAAGTTCTTCTGCCGGTGTACCTTCAATACTTTGAACTGTTTGTCTGAGACGATTTGCCATAATAGTAGATATTCCCCATCCACTTTACTATTTAATTTTTTTACTATATCACTAAACTCGCCAATATGCAACCC